GAGAAGTTGGCTGGCGAGGTCAAGGCCCCGGAGATGAACATCTGGGATCGCACTACGTACCGCACTGGTGACGGTGATCACACGGCACAGGTGCCACGCGAGGGTAGTTTGAGGGCGTTTAGTCTGCCGTCACGGGGGAACCGGACATGAACACAGGAGGCCCAGCGTTTCCCACGCATCCAGTTATGGAACAAATATCTGCGCCCTGTTTAGGCATGACCCTGCGCGATTACTTTGCGGCCAAGGTGATAGCCCAATTCCTTGAGGTTTGCTCCACCCATACGCGGGCGGCTGAAGAAGCCTACGCAGTTGCAGACGCAATGCTGAAAGCGAGGGAAGCATGACACAACCAGATGCCTTGAACCGCACAATAAAGCTGGCGTTGCGCCTTGAAGGATTTGGACAGAACGAAGCCGCCGCCGAACTGTGCCGGTTGCATGAGGTGAATCAGGAACTGCTGGCGGCGTTGAAAGAGGTGTACACCACCTGCGATTGGCATGGCGACGATGGTCAAAAAGCCATGATAACAGCCAGTGCAGCAATAGCAAAAGCAGAAAGGACATGAAATGAAATGCACACAAGACTGTGAACAGGGCAGGCGCTGCGCTTGTACCGAGGATTTATACGCTATGGATGTGTGGATGGTGTGGGCCATCTGCCTATCTTTGTCAGTCATATCGTTGTCGGTTGTTGTTGCGCTGATCGCTTTCCTCTGGGGAGTGTTCGCATGAAAACTACTCTCAACAAAATCAGGGCGCACAGTCCCTGCGCTAACGGCTGGGAAAAGCTGTTGAAAAACTTAGGCAAGATTAAAGCAGACGATGAGCCGCTGGCGCTGACAACTATCCTTGAAAGCAACGGGCTTGATGATGCGCTGTGGTGTCTACGTGCTGTGGATGGACATGAGCGTGAGATGCGTTTGTTTGCGGTGGAGTGCGCCCGGAGTGTGCAGCACTTGATGACGGATCAACGTAGCCTTGCTGTATTGGATGTAGCCGAACGCTTTGCCAGTGGGAAAGCAACGCAACAAGAACTTAATGCTGCGAGGGCTGCTGCGTGGGATGCTGCGGGGGCTGCTGCGTGGGCTGCTGCGTGGGCTGCTGCGAGGGATGCTGCGGGGGATGCTGCGGGGGCTGCTGCGAGGGCTGCTGCGAGGGCTGCTGCGTGGGATGCTGCGCGGGTTGCTGCGTGGGTTGCTGCGGGGGATGCTGCGAGGGATGCTGCGGGGGCTGCTCAAGCTAAGCTGTTTATTTTGATGTGCGAGGGGGCCCTATGACCATCCATACATTACAAGACCTGTGCTATGTCTATCGCGTAGCCGACCCGGTGCGGGAGATGCTGTTTGCTTTGCAAGATCGGATTGATGCGCTTGAGGCACAGCGCAAGCCGTTGACGGATGAGGAGATTATTTCTGCGGCAAAGCAAACCCATAGCGCAGAACCCGGTCGAGAAGGTTACATCCTGCCAATTTCATTTGCCCGAGCCATCGAAGCCGCCCACGGCATCAAGGAGGGGGCATGAACCTACCTCAGCCAAGCGCATGGCGATACACACACAGGGATTACGCTGGAAACTTTGTAGGTTACGCATACGACACGGCGAAGCCCAAGAACTGCAACCACCCCAACTACGTGCCGATGTTTACTTCTGGTCAGATGAATCAGTACGGGCAAGCCTGTTTTGAGGAAGGCCGCGAGGCACGGGCGATAGTTGAACCAATGACCGAAGTAGCCGACCGCTTTGCACACCGCATGGCACTTGAGCTTGCGTGCGTACTGAGCGACGGGGCATACAGCAACAAATGGTACACGTCCGCAATGCAGGTATTGAGTGAGTACCGCAGCGCCATGAATGCGATACACGAACAACAGTCACCAACATTTATGGGGGAGCCGAAGATATGACTAACCTAATCCGCCTACCACCAACCACAACCATGACGGCACAGCAGGCGCTTGAGTCGGCCCTTGTTGATGCGGAGTCCAACCACCTACAAGATGTGCTGATCTGTGGCTACGACGAGGACGGCGACTTGTACATCAGGTCTAGCCGACTGACCTGTGCAGAGGCTTTCTTTATGGCTAACAAAGCTGCGCTATGGGCGCAAAACGGGGGAAAATTTTGACTAAAGAAATACATCAATGCTCCTCTTGCGGAGGCTTCTGCAAGAAATCAGGCTGCGAGCGTGAGAACGTCAAGCCACCCGTTAACCAATTCAACCGGGGCATTGAAGCCTGCATGAGTCGGCTGTACGAAATGCACCGCACAACGACAGGCAGGCACAACTTTTACGGACACGCAGCCTTAGAGCTTGCAAAGTTAAAGGAGGGGACATGAGCCGATTACTTTTTGCTGCTGCCCGTGGGGCGCGAGTGCAACGCCCGCATGAACATCTCTTTCACAAGCAGGTTTGGTGGGAGGATGTGCGTATCCAGTGGGGCTTGGACGACGAACTTCGCATCCACCCGGATGACGCGCATCTCCAGTATGGCCCGATCAGTACGGAGTTACGCAAAGCCGCAGAGAACATCGCGGAAAAAGCGTACCTACAAGACTTACTAGGTCACTACGGCATTGCCGCGATTGACGATTACCTATCACGGTCAGACGAATTTGGCTATTGCTGGGACAAAGCCATGAACGCAACTGCTATGCAGAAGCAATTGTTTCTTTTAATCTTGGCCGAAGCACTGGCCGATGAGGGGCTGTGATGACTGACAGAGAGCTACTTGAACTTGCGGCGAAGGCTGTGGAGTATGAGTATTCTGAAACAGGCGGCGGTTCACGCCACGACCCAAAGCCGGGGATCATTCAACCTTATGTCCGGTGGAACCCCCTCACCGACGATGGCGATGCGCTGCGGCTGGCGGTGCAGTTGAACATCCCGGTCTATCCCTACGACGACGAAACAAGCACCGGGACTGTCGGTGTCGTGGCGAAAAACTGGGGGAGCGCAGAGGAAAACACCCGCCGCGCCATCGTCAGGGCAGCAGCAGAAATTGGAAGGAACATGAAATGACTGACTTTAAAGTAGCCGCCGCCGTGTTTGCATTTGCAACAACTCTCACCCTCTTGCGAGGGGTACTTGAAATTTGGAGGGTAATGCAATGACTGACCTAAGACAAGCCGCAATGCTGGCGCTGGAGGCGTTGGAACAATCTACACCAAACCAACGAGATGGTGATGATGATTATTGCGAAGTAGGTTTTTCCGAGCATCGAAAAGCCATCACCGCCCTGCGCGAAGCACTGGAGCAGGCAGAGCAGGAGCCGGTTGTTGACTGCCCCCGCTGCGGTCACGTTTGTTCACAGCGCCCGTGGGTAGGGTTGACGGATGATGAGATTGATGATCAAGCTAAGAAGGACGATCACGGGGTTTATTTTGCTCTTGGCGCTTTATGGGCAGAAGCCAAACTGAAGGAGCGCAACACATGAGCAACAGACCACTGACAAAAACAGAATGGTTGGCTTCTTTAGAGGAGCTATGGGAAACCGCGCAGCAACCACGCCCGTGGCAGGGTCTTACGGAAGGTGAGCGCAATGATCTTGAAGACTATTGCAAAATGACCATTGGTAAAACAGCGTTTGATGCCATCGAAGCCAAACTAAAGGAGCGCAACACATGACCACTTGGCCCTTCCCCACTGAACTGCCTACGCCCCAACCAGCCAAGCCGGTACCATTCAACCCCAATAATCATGAGGACGCACCATGGTAGACGAAGACGATGAGTTTGAGCGTATCGAGATGGAATCCAAGTTCAAGCTGGATAGCACCAAGGCCGCAGTAGTTTCAAACGACTATTACTGGATACCAATTGACCACACAACACCTACCGGCGTGAAAATCCTCCTGCTTGGGCGAGGTGGCGTGGCTTCGCTGGGTCAGTATTTCCACCGGCCCAATGAAACCCAGTTCTGGAATTTTTGGGCACCCCTACCAAAGAAGAAACCATGACAGAAATTAGCCAACGCCAAGCAACCGTGCTACACGCACTTGCAACTATCGGCCCAATGACAAACTACGAACTACAGTTGCAACTTGACTGGCCCATGACCTCAGTGCGCAACATTGTTCAAGTTCTGAGGCGCAAGGATCGTCTGCGCATCGTGTCGTATGAGCTTGATAAGACAGGCCATTACGCACCGATTTATGCCGAGGGTGCTGGGTCAGATGCAAAAAAGCCACCGCCAAAACCTGCAATCAATCAGACTTTCAGTGCTTATTTAACAGCAAAAACCCACCGTAAAATGGGCGTGTGGGCGGGGTTGATGCAATGAGTGCAAAGCGCCTTGGCGAACCCATGAATGTCTTCTACTCAATCAAATTAACTCAAACTCAGCGCATCAAGTTGATTAAACTTGGTGGCCCAGAGTGGATAAGGAATCAAATTGAACGATCTACCGAACTTCCCAGCCTGGGAGCGTCAGACGCTGGACAAATTCGCAGCGGACAGCTATATCAGAATGCAACAGCAGTCCGAGGCGATTGAACAGCTACGCCAAGACCTGCGAGATGCTATGAAGTTACTTAGAAGCGCGGCCTTGTAGCTTTTCGATGGTTCGGAGGCCACCTAGCCCGAGCATACCCATCAAAATTGGCAGCATCTCGGTGAGGTCTGCCGATGCCAAATTGATTGGATGACCAGCGATTTCCAGCGCCAGCTTGACCACCGGCAGTCCGATCCAGTTCCATCCGCAAGCCGCTACGCATACCCAGCCAACACCTGGACGCCAGCCAGACACGAAGACGCTGGGGTGTTTGGCCTCTTCCTTGTTGGTGTCTGTTTGGGTCTGGATAACCGCCAACGTAAAAGCAATCTGTTGCTTTTCTTGCTCCGTTTTGTCGGGAAAGAACATCCCAACGACTTCTTTGACAGCGGTTGCTGCTGCGCCGATTCCAGTTAGGTCTGCCATATTCCTGCCCTTGTGCCACTGTTGTCAATGGTGATGATGCGATTGATGATCTTGTCGGGAATCTTGGTGGACACATGAACCCAAGTGCCAAATTCCAATATCAATTGTCCAACCCCCACGATGCCAATAACAGGCGCCAATGATTTGGCTATGTCGTAAGGCGTACCGGCCTTAGGAGCCTTGAAGTCACAAGCGAAGGCCAATGTATGATCTGACCCTGGTTTGGAGCCTATAACGCCATTCAAGGCCTTGCAGCGGTATCCTGACGTTATTGTGATTGGCGCGTCAATGTGGAACCGAATACGCTCCATCATTTCCAGCGTTTTTTGCGCTGCTTCGCGCAGTTCAATTGGCAGATCGTTGTCAATGCTTAGCCTGGCCGCAGTGTCGGACTGCGTGAACTCTTCCAAGCTAAAGTGAGGGGTCATTTCTTTAAGAACTGAATGGCTGAGTAAACGATAGCTGCTGCTGCCCAGACACCGACGCCGCGATTGACCCATTGATCGACTTTCTTGTCGATACGCTGCAAGTGAACGTCGTGAATTTCGATCTTAGTCTCAACATTGCCGATCCGAGTTCCCTGATTTGCCTGACGTTCCTCAAACAAGATCAGCTTACCAACGGCGTCTGTCAGTTTGTCAACCTTGTTTTCCAGTCGTTTGAAGTCATCGTCGGTCATGGTGATTCAGCCAGTGCGTTTTGGGATTTGGGGGCAAGGGCATTTTTAGGCTGCTCTTGACGTGTGGCAATTCTCGCAGAAACTGCGCCTGCTTTCCCCCAAGATGCTGGATCGGCTAATACTTTGAGTGCTTTACTCTTTTCAGCCGCTGGCAAAGTATCCAGCATTTCTAATGCGCTTTTCCCCGAAAGCATACCTTTTTGCAATTCGGCAAAGATTTTCCTATCTAACCGTTTTTCCAAAATGTCTAAGGTAAGGTTGGCCGCTGTTGCACCTTTTGACAAAGTAAACGGGATACGTGCGCGGAATGAATCCTGACCAATAATCCTTCCAAGTTCTTCCGTTCCGGCAGTTGCTGCCTCTTTCATTTCGCCAGTGCGTTGGATATTGGACGCCAACTTTTCCAACGTAGGCATCTTGCTGCCCATCTCTTTGAAAATGTCATAGCTTCCGGGGCCAAATATTGCTTCTACGGCGTCTTGGTTGTTGCCGCGCACAAGTCGAACATATTCTTGCGGAGAGTTTTCAAACAACTTTGCCGCTTGTGATGCCATTGCTTTTTGATCAATGGCTTGCATACCTTGAGAATATGTTTTAAGGTAGTTTTTCCAACCGGGGCCACCGGGGCCAGCCGCAGCCTCAATAGCATCGTCAATCAATGGTCGCACTTCTTGAAGCACACTGCGCGTCACTTTGGCGCTGACTTTAGGGTCAGTCTGACCAAGAATCTGCATGATGCGTTCGTTGATGCCTTCTTTGCGAAGGGTGTACAGATCGTGAGCATCAATGACGCCGCCGCCTTTTTGTGTCAAATTGGCAATATCATCTTTGACAGCCTGCAACACTTTGGTCATGTTGGAACTAGCACGGAGTCCAGGTGTAGCAAGTTTGGCGTCAATTGCCGCCATGATGCCGCCAGCATCCAGTGGGCGCAGCCCGTAATCTTCAAGACTACCGATTTGACGTTCAATAAATCCAGCTTCTGCGCGACGTTGCTTGGCAATGTTGGCAAATTCATCTGACGTTGCCTGCCATTCTTGCGCACGGTCGCCGGCGGATAAAAATCCAGGCTTGCCTTTAGCTGCTGTTGCGGCTTGTTGCGCGGCTTCTGTTGCTGGCGAAATTACTGCTTGGCCCGGACGCGCAGCGCCAGCTTGGCTGACTGCGGGTCTACCTATTTGAGTTTCTAATGGGCCAATTAAACGTGCTGCTTCTTGAGATTGCGAAACAGCGCCCGCAGGCATTCCTTCACGCAAAGCATTTACCATGCTAGCTTCACGCTGTGCCATTTTGGGAGCCAATTGGTTAATAGTTTGTCCAGCCTGATTAGCTGCTTGCAACTCCACATTCCGCATATCGGCGGTTAGTTGGTTCAAACGCTTAATTGACGCCTCATACGCTGCCCGTGCCTCGGTTTCATTGCCGCCTTCAGCCATACGCTGCAATTGCGCTAGATCATCTGCCGCTTGGCGTTTCAGCAAAGCATATACTTGATCTGTTTTACTGGTCATAGCCCCAAGAGCCTGAAAAGCATTTTTTTGAACGCCTGATGTGGCCTGCGCTGCGGTAATGTCAGCCGGTGAAGCTGTAAGCGCGGCACGAATAGCCCCAATCTGATCACCCGCAACATCACGAGCAATCTTGCCTGCGCCAACTGCGGCCAATTGACCAGTAAAAGCATCTTTTAAAAACCCGGCGCTTTTAGCCAGCACTTTGACTACCGGAGGCGCAACTACGCCCAACCCCGCGCCAAGACCAGCGCCGGTTCCAATTTCATCCGGGTTAGTAAGTGCGGCAGTTGCGCCACCAGTTACACCGCCACCGACAACTCTTGCACCAATATCAGCAGCGCGGGTTGCTAGTGGAACGCCCTTTGCCACAGGAATGCCAGAGCTAAAACCCGACGACCGCAAAGCGTTGACAACTGGATTTAATACGGCTGGCGCATATGGCGCTGCTGCTGCCAATGGCTTTGCAAGCAAACCGCCAATGGGAGCGGTAATGGCAGCTTCTGCACCTAGTTCACCAGCACCTGCTGATATTGGGTATTCTTGCTTGAACGGTGCCAAACGTGCTTGCGCTTCAGCTTGACGGCGTTGCGCATCAGTAATCAGGGCCTGACCGGTTTCTGTTGCACCAACAGCTTGCAGACCTTTGCCAACAAGTTGCTGCCCACCAAACATGATGTTGCCGCCACCTTTGATAATGCCTTCAGACAGAGCTTGAATGGGCGCGCCAACTGACTTAAAAAACCCACGTTCTTGACGCGCAGCCGGTATTTCGGATGAAATGGCGGGTGCCGCAGCAATAGGTGGTGCAAATAATTCTTTGGCTTTTGCAATAACTTGGTCATCAGTCGCGCCAGCCGGCCCCTCAATTTCGCGGATAGCACCGCTAGGGTCGCGCACCTTGTAAATTTGAGTTGCCATTATTTAATCACCTTCCATTCACCAGTAGCTTCGCCGGCAGAAGCTGGTGCGCCGGATGAAGACGCTGGACTTATTAGCGCGTTCATTGCACTGTCCATCTCAGGTGTCCACGCCTTACCCGCTCGTATTTTGGCGGCTTTAATTAGCGAGGTCATCCGATCTTTTTTAGCTGCTACAGCTTCAGGCTTATCAGTAAATGACGGAACATACGCAATCATTTGACCTTCTAATTGTTCTTTGTTATACGCCGCGCCAGTAGCCAAATACAACAACGCATCAAGCGCGTCACGTTGAGCGCCGTACACAATTTGACGATTCGCATCACGCGCTAAATTAGCAGTTCCTGCCATACCAATTGAAGATGCAAACGCTTCGCTAGGCCCAGGCTGTACCGCAGAAGCATCTTTTTTACCAACCTCTTTAATTTGATTTGCTGCCGAAAGCACTCGGCCAATGTTGTATGCAGCGTTTTGTTCAGAAACAGACGCGTCTTTTGCTTTGCTGGCCGATTGAACTGGTTGACCCCCCACGCTAATAGGACGCACATCTGTTGGGTTCTTAAGATTGACCGCTACCAATCCAGCAGAAGAATCTTGAATTGAATAGCCAGGGTTGGCTTTTTCCCAATTAAATTTAGTTTGATCAAATTGAAGGCGATTTCCAGCGGTTTTTTCTTGTGAAACTCTATTAGCCGAGGCAACCAATTCGCGGGACATACGATCTTGCGTTGCGGTACCGGCAGTCATTCTTTCACCAGCCGTAGAACCTTGTCCGCTAAAGTACGTTTTGCGTTCTTGCAACGGCATGGACAGCGCGCTATCAAAAAGATTTAGCGCTTGCTGTTTGGCTTCAGGGCTGTAATAAGTAGACCCTTCAATGATCTTTTTGCTCTTCAAGATGTTTTCATCAGTTGGCATAGAGCTAAGATCACCAACTATTTGATACAGTTCTTTTCGTTGTTGGTCACGCATTTCACCAGCCACTTTTTGGCCTGTTTGCCGTGCATTGGCGGCGTCTGTAATGGCCTTCATGGCAGCAATACCAGGCGTACCGAACTGAGACAAAGACGCCAAATCTTGCGGATTGTCTTGGCTAAATGTGGGGTCTTTCAAACGTGCATATAGGGCGTTTTGCTGGGCATCACCTCGTTGCGCTGAACCCAACTGATACTGAGCCAAGGCATTCTGGTTCTGAACCGCCTGCAATTGCTGCATCTTGGCGTACTGAGCCACCGGGTCAGGTACGTTGAACTGCGCTCCTTGCGCGATCATTTGATTCAGGGCCATGATTATCCTTATGCGTATGGGTTCGCGTATGGGTTTGCGTTTGTGTTCTGACGGCGCAACATATCCAACAGATTGTTGTTCTGATACGCACTGACACTAGCCCCTATTGCGTTGTTGATTGTATTTCCAATACCGAGTTGACCCGCAGCAGTGGCCTGCCCACCAGATTGCATCAAATTACCACCCGCAGTACCGTATTGACCAGCCGCAGCACCAACATTGGACGCTGCATTTTGACCGGACGCCATCAAGTTGCCCAGCGGTTGCAGTTGGTTGGAACGATTGGTTTGGTAGCGGTTAAAAGCGTTGCTGTATTCCTGTGACGCCATTTCTTGACCATAACGCGCAGCCGCTTTCAAAGCCCCGCCAGACATTAACCCGCCACGAGCGGCTGCGGTTCGTTCAAGTGCTTCTTGGCCTGTTTTCAAACGGAAAGCATAACCTGGGTCTGCTTGGAAATCAGACATACCAAAGTCACGCGCATATCGCCCGTAATCAGCTTGGCCCGTTGATTTACTAAGACCAAGCAAGTCCAGCATCCGATTCTGGGCAGTCAGGCCAGCAGCGCGGTATGGCTCTTGCAGACCTTTTTGACTTTCATAGATTTCTTGTTGAAGCGCCAAGGCCCGATCAGCCGCAGATGCTTGCGTATTAGCCGCTGCATTAGAGCCAAAAGCACTAGCAGCCCCGCCAAGCAAAGATGCCGCAGTTTGAATGCCAGCCGGAGAGGTCAGGAAGTTGGTGATGGAATTGCCAGCACCCGTCAAAGCATTGGTGCCAGCGGCAGCCCCTGTACCTATCATGTTGCCTGCTGCATCAGTAGCAGCGCCGCCCATACCAGCACCCATAGCACCGGTACCTGATACGGCAGCCGGGGCCAATGTTGCGCCCTGCCCAATTGCTGGCGCTGAACCTGTGGACAAAAGATTGCCGACCGCATCATAGCCACCGCTACCCAAAGTTCCTGGGGCGTAAGTGCCTAACGGAGCAACCGTACCAGCCCCACCATTACCAAATCCACCTTGCATGGCGGCTGATGTGCCTGCGTCTAGGCCGCCAATGGGCGCACCAACTACAGACCCTTGGTAAACAGGCGAGGAATATGCAGCCGGTAAAGCATCAAGCGCCTGACCAGTAATCATGGCGTTCGTAACTGGAGCGCTAATTGCAGGTGCAAAAGTACCACCCATCGCGCCAGCAACTCCAAGATTACCTGCGCCTAGCCCGGTTCCACCAGCCAAGCCCAACTCTCCAGCCGCCAATCCACCAGCAGCCGCGCTACCACCAAAAGCACCCGCCAAAGCAGGCAAAGCATAATAAGCGCCAGCAGCAACCAAACCAATTTTGGCTGCGTCACCTAAAGTGTCGCCCAATTGCTCCCAGAAAGATTGTTGCGTTCGGGCTGTATCTTGAGCAGTTTGATTTCCTGCCGTGTCAAACAAGGTCTGAAGGTCGCCTTGTCTTACGCGAAACCCAGTCAACTCCCCCTGAGTTTCTACGTCAGCGTCTCCCCTAGATTGCATGACTGTCGCATATTCTGGGTAAACCTGAGAAACTGGAATGTTAAGAGCCTTGGCAATTTTCTTTGCCGCTGCTTCTTGGGATGTGTCCATTTGTGTTTACCTATGATTAGCTAACTTCACGCCCACTAGACCGAATATTGATACTCGTAGCCGTGCCTGCAATGGTACTGATGAACCCGCCAGGATTCAGCACCTGTCCGACAAGCTCAGGGAAAGTGTACACCTCGGCAGGTTGCAGAGTCTTGGTCTTGGTGATCAAGTTCTGATTACCCGCCGTATCGCCTGACGTGACCAAGTTGACGGACAGCGTAGCAGATGCCGCGCTGTAGTTCGTCGCCGTGAACTTGTCAATGATCGTCGTGACGTTGGTCGCGGTGTAGTAGGTCGTCTGCGTAGCCGCAGCGATCTGAGCCGGGATGAGGGTTTTTACAGTTACAGCCATGTTAGTTCTCCGTTTGGATTTTTACCAATAAGGCACGAATCTATCTGTGCCAGCTACGTTTATTAAAATCCAACCTTGAGGATTACCAGCCGTTGAACCTGTTGGCCCTACTGATCCAAGCGTGGTTGCAATAGAACCATTGGCAGTGCCATTTGTAAAATTCAAAGTCGTGCCAGATATACCGGCTACTGTTAGACTATCCTCGTTGTCAATGTCATCCACCGTCCAGATCAGCACATCAACGGCGCTGTACAGGGCCAGTTTGTACGTATTGGCACCCAGCCACACATTAGCCTCGCCTCGGCTGTCCAAGATGATGGGATTGGTGTTGGTTGTGCTGCCAGCCGAATCAACGTAAGTTGCCAGTGGCGAAGTAGTGCCTGCAACGTAGGAGTACAGTTTGCCACCAACCAATGGGTTGCCATTGGCGTCAAAGAATTGCTGTTTCGGTGAAGGGCTGAGAGTTGCGGCCATGATTATCCCGATGTAATATTGACTTTGAACGCCGTCAAAACGGCTGAGTATGTAGATGGCACCGCTGGAGGGCCAACAATGGCTGGGTATGACTGCAATGTCATCGTGGCAGCGCTTGGCAACCAGACCAATTCTACATAATCGTTAGCCGACAAGGTAAGAAAGAAGTTCCAGCCAGAAATAATGTGACCGTCAGCGCCAGCGTGTTTAGCCGGAACCCAAACTAATCCGTTTGATCCAATTACATCCGTTCCGTTAATCCGAAGCCAGATGTTCACATCGCCTTCAGTCGCAATGGTGTTTTCAATCTGCACACTAAATTGGATGCTGTACACGCCAGCCTCAGTGACGTACATACGCGAGTTGGTCGCGCCTAAGTACACACCGCTTGCAACGTCCGTGCTGTTAAACGTCACCGGCGTTGGTACGGTAATTGAGCCAGTTTGGTCGCTGGTATCGTAAAACGAACCGTAAGGAATTGGGTGAATCTCAACTGCCCGAGGTGCAAGTTTTAGGCCGTCAATGTCAGCTTGCAATTCCGCCAATTCAGCCCGTGAGTCAATTGGCTCAAAAGACTGTAGATTCACCACTGGCGGCGTCACATCGCTTTGAACCACCACAACATCCTGCGTTGGCGGGGCAAGCTGCAAATCCACCAGTGAGGTATCCGTCGTGCCGCCACCGGTCAACTGGAACAGATTCAAAAAGAACCTGTACCATTCACGCGAGATCAAGCCGGTGCGCGGGTCGGTCAACGGCACCCGTGGGGCTGTGATCTGGGTGGTATTAAGCATTGGTTGGGCTAAGTATGAGTTCTGCGCCCATGATGGCGATCTTTACCGGGTCAGTGCCTGACACCTCGTACACCCGGTCGCGCAGCTTGAGCGTCATGCCAAGCCGACGCCAGAATATACGCTTGCTGTAGTCGCCCGTGCCGCCCATTGATGCCCAATGCTCGTTTGACCAAGTGTGGCCGCCATC